CGGAGGCCACAAGCCCAAGTGCAGTTGCGAGGCTGGGTTCCTCTACTTCGTCACCATGGGCAAGCTCGCTCTCAAACCGGGCCAAAATGGTCTGAAAGCGTATGGTTTGGCGGTGAATACGATCGTCGGGCTGATCGGAATCGAACGCCCTGTACTCTTCAAATCCGACGTCTTCCGGATCCAAGTCTAACGCAAAGACCTCGTCCCTTGTAAACTCCGTGTCTTCTCGCACATGTCGTTTCCAGCGGCCATACATGACTCGACAGAACATGGGCAGCTTCCTGGCCAGTGGATAAAGCCTGGAGATGATGCCTGGCGCAACCGCTCGTCGGAGCGCCGTTTCGTCGCCCTTGATGGCGGCATCGATCGCGGCTTTGTTGATGGAGAACGGCATGACACTCAGGTTGCGCTTCAAGTCGGGAGCACAACGGTCGGTGAGACCGTGTTCGTCCACGACGAATTTCCACCCGGTGAATTCGGCGACGTCGCCCGGTTTCCGAACATACAACTTGGGCCTGTGCCCAAGCTTGGTCCAACGCTGGAAAAGACGCGCCTCGAACTGAGGGGTCATGTTCAACGATGGATCGCCCGGATACTGGAACGACAACGCACTGTCGTCTCCTTCCAACATAAATTTAACCCACCTGACCAAGCCGTCCACACAGACCACGCGTCCGCCTTCTGGGGCCACCAACTTCGTTGCGTCCTTCCCTCCTATCACCCAAGCCCAACAAATGAGATTGGCAAGGAAATTCAGCACTGATGTCCCTCGGCAGCCGCTCCGCCGGATTGCGCGTATCGTGGTACGCCAACACTTGCCTCGCGGGAGATCGGCACCAGCAACCTTGTCGGCCTCGGCTCGCCCCTTGCGGAACGAGAGGTTCAACACGCTGAGCCGGTTGGAAGCCAGACGTGCTGCGTCACAGTCCGGCGTGCCCTCCTGCAAGAAAAAGTCGGCCACGATCGCCGCCATCTCGTCCATAATGTCATTCTCAACCAAATCGCGCAGCGTCGACGACATGCAGGCGTCCCAGGCTGAGCCATCGTTCTCGACAATGGCAACTGGCTGCGGCGCATCAGCGCCGGGAGCCCCTGAGACCGCACGCGGGTTCAGCTGTGCAAGGTTTCGAACGGCACGCGCCATGGCCTCGGGCTTCGGCACACCTTTGATGGAACGCTCCTTATAGATCTTAAAGAGATACTTTTCGAGCGTGC